CTCCCTTAGTGCAGCGCGGGCTTCCCAGCACACTTCTGCGAACAGTTCTGCATAGGATTTGTCAGCATCACGCGGTCCATCGCAGATTTGACGCAGCGCCGCCTCCAGTTGCTCGATGCGGTCGGCGGCTTCAGACGCGAGGCTCCAGCGCAATCCTGTCTCCGGGTTTTCGGCGCGCAGCCGCTTCACAAGATCGTCAGACATATCAATTCCCCTATCGGTTCACAGATTTCATCACGCAATAAGCGTTTCCCTTAACCTCTTTGCCGTTGTCGTTCTTCACGACCATGTAGCTGCGCCCAGTATCCAAATCGACCACTAACGTCACATTAGCCTCAGCACCAATGTGACGAATGACGCCGAAATCCTTGCCGTTCTCTCGAACGCGCTCCGAGAACGCTTCACGCTGTTTGCCGTCATCAAACGAAACAAACCCACGACTTTGATGGATGGCGTAAAAGAACTTCTCACCATTATCGAGCGTGCATTCTCCCGTAGACCACGATTTAACCTGCACAGGCGCAATGGCCGTCAGTGTCGCTATCAATCCAATCTTCAGCATTCGGCCCTCCTATAGAGGAGGATACTTTACAACACTAAACACATAGTAGCAAGCGAGGGATTGAGCAGCGCGCGCTCTCCCCCTCATTTCGTGATGACCTTTCGGCCCGATGGTTGTGACGGTCACCAGTTTGCGCTCTACTTGCTTCTCACGAACTAAACAGGATACAGCGGCTTGGGCGGAGCGCCTGAGTGCCGCATTTGATCCTGAACGTCAGCCGTCCATTCAGCGCCACGGACCAGCAGACCAAGCTCGCGCAGGTGCTTCAGCCCCATGCTCACCGTGTCCACAAGGTCGTCGTGCTTGCCCTTGGGGAAGGTGCCGACCTGCGTGATGACCATATCTGCCCATGCCCGGTCAGGGGCGTAGATCAACCCCTCGGCAAACAGGTGCTGGATCGAGTATAGCCGGGCGAGCTTGTCCTGCCCCTTGGGGTCCACAAGCTGGACGGCGAAGTCCTCGTGCCCGTACAGCCGGCGGATTTCCTGCGCCACGCTGTGCCCAGCCGCCTTGTTCTCGATCAGGAGCTTATCGAAGCCCTTCACCGTCTTGTAGGTCTCCATGACCTTCTCGACCAGCTCGTGCAGCTCCAGACGGGCCTGCCACGCATGCAGGAGCATGACGCGCGGATGCTCCTCGGTATAGGTTCGCTTGATCGAGCCGGTCAATTCCCCGTCAGGCGTCACAATCCTATTCGCCATCGCCTTCTGTTCGCCACCAGAGAAGACGCCCCAAACGGTCAAGGCTGAGAAGTCATTCTCGGTCTTCGTCGTGTAGGCCGTATCTAGGCTGGCGATGGTGTACTCGATGGGCGGGAACTCGTCGCGCTCCCACAACTGCCACCACTCGCGTTTGATGACGCCGCCGCCCTTCGGCTCAGGCCGCTGCTGCAACTGGCCGGCAGACGCCCACGGTCCAAGCTGGCGCTCAAGGACATCGACTTCCAGATCGCCAAACCTCTCAGGCCACAGAAGCTGGCCGGGCTCTACCCTTGGGTCTTTCCAACCGATCTTGGTCGTGAAGCTGCGATCCGACTCATAGCGCATGGGCAGCATCAGATGCGTCCACTCACCCTTGTCCTTGGACAGGATGTGTCCGGTCAGGTCTTCCTCCGACAGGCGCTGCTGGATGACCACGAAGGCTCCGGAGCGCGGGTCATTGAGGCGGGTCGAGAGCGCCGAGTCCCACCACTCGATGGTCGCCTCGATTGTGGCTTCGCTGAAGGCTTCTTGGGCCGCGTTAGGATCGTCCACCACAATGATGTTGCCGCCTTCGCCCGTAAGAGCCGATCCGACAGAAGTCGAAAGCCGGGAACCGCCCTTGGTGTTATCGAAGCGGGTTTTAGTGTTCTGGTCGCCCGTGAGATCAAATCGGTCTCCCCACCGCTCTTTGTACCAAGGACTATCAACCAGCCGGCGGCACTTGACGCTATCGCGCAGGGCAAGCTGCTGGGCGTAGGAGGCATGCAGGAACTGGACGCCCGGCCCGGAGGTCGGAGTATGCTGCTTCTGGGTCCAGACCCATGCCGGGAAGGCCACGGAGGTCAGGGACGACTTAGCGCAACGGGGCGGGATGTTGATGATGAGGCGTTTGATCTCCCCGTCACAGACCGCCTGTAGGTGTTCCGCGACCGCCTCGATGGGCCAGCCGTCCGTAAACGGGCTTGGGTCGATGTACTTCCAGCCGTTCTTGAGGAACCGATACAGGCTGCGCTCGTTCTTGAGGGCGTCAATCTTCAGGAGAGACCTGTCGAGGTCGATCTTCTGGCCCTTGATGATGGCAACGCTCATCCGGCCTTCTCGTCGTCCTTGAACTCGATCAGGGCCTGCTCCAGCGCCTCTAGCTGGTCATCGTCTAAATGGTCTACCTCGACCGCGCGGGCCACCAACTGGATCGCGCCGCCATTAGCGCCAGTCAGCTCAGTCTGCTTGATGTCCTGCCAGTCCTTGCGGAAGCGGTTCTTCATCTGGAAGTTGTAGGCTGCGGCGTTGAACCCCGGAAATGCCCCGAAAGTCGCCGAACGACCCATTTTCTCCCACCAAGCCTGAGACAATTCCTCAGCTTTTTCCATAACGTCAAAAAACTCAGGGTCTTCCTGTGTCCAATTCCATAGCGTGGCTCTAGTAACACCTAGCTCGACAGCGATCTCGACCCTACTGGCTCCATTGCTGGCGAGGGTGATGATGGTCTCTAACATGCTTGGGTGATACTTGGTCGGGCGACCGCCGGGATGCTTGCCCGGAAGAGGCTCATCGGCCTTTCCCCCGTCAATTACCCCAAAGGGCTTCTTGCGGGTTCCCTTGGACTTGGGCTTTGGCTTCTGTTCGTCGGTATCAATATCATCGCTCATCATAGTCCCCCAAGTGCAGGGCCTCACGTTCTTGCCCGGCGAGCCGATCATTGCGACGGGGTGCTGGTGGAGAGCCACTTCGCGCACCGGGTAGATCGTTCGGCAGGCGCGGGAGGGCGCCATGCACCTATAGAATATAGCACTTTTGCCGGAAAAAGCTACTCAATCGGCCAAAACCAAGCAGCCGCCAGAACCGTTAGTGGGAAGCCGATGAATAACCCCGCCGCGATCAAAATAAATGGGTCCATATTTTTTCTCCTTTTTTCTATTTTTGCTATTGCACACACTATGTCATTCTGACATACTGACTGTGTTGATTCGATACCAGATGGAGATAGACATGACCGATACCATCACCGCCCACACCGCCTCCTTCGCTAACCAGTATGGCTACAGTGACATTGAGCCTTTCGAGGTCATCCGGGTCATCAGCGACAAGACCATTGAGATACGCGCCATGAACGCCGAGCGTGATCCTAACTGGAAGCCGGAAATTATCCCCGGCGGGTTCGCCGGCCACTGCATCAATCAGGACGAGCAGCGTTGGATCATCACCCCCAAATGGGAAGCGCCTGTCGTCCGCATTCGCCTTGGCAAGAAGGGCTGGCACGACAAGTACGGCTCCCGTTACTACCTCTCGACGCAGCCGCGTAAATTCCACGACTACAACTTTTAAACGGTGGGGGATTTACCCCCCACCACTTTCCCCTAATTCAGGATCGCCGCTAGGCGGGTTAAGACGGCTCAGGAGGGCCGTCTTTAGCTTTTGGTACTCAGGGTGCTGCCGACCCTTGATGGCCCCCTTCAGGATCGTGCTGTGGTCCTTGTGGGCCAACCTACCAATAGCCATCAAACTCAAGTGCGGGCAGCAGTCGGCAGCCAAAGCATAGACCAAGAGCCTCGGGGCCATCAGGTCTTTGTTCCGGCGCACGCTCATAAAGTCGAACGCGCTGATGCCGCAATCCTCCTCGACCACATCAATGATTTCATGCCACCAGATTTTAGTTTTGTTAAACTCTGGCTTATGTTCAATCTTGATGACATCGACAGTCCAGACAACCGGCTCCGGTTCCGGCTCCGGCTCTACTGTTTGAGGCTTAGATTCCGCGATAGCGTTTTTAGGTTGTTCGAGCCGAGCGCGAATGCGCGCGTATTCTTGTCTCATTTCTTCAACTGAACTGTATGTCTTCATTTCAATCCTCCTATTTTTTTATCTGCCATGACAAACCAAACCTTAACTGTCCCTACCCAAACCTGACTTGCCTGCCGAGCCGCACCGGTCGTTGCCCTGCCATGCCAGACCGGACCATAACTATCCCTTCCGAGACTTGCCATGCCTGCGTTGCCCCGCCAGTCCAAGACTAACCTAACCAGAACTTTCCGTGCCTTGCCTGCCTACCTTACCAAACCGGAACCGACCTCAACCAACCAAACCCGTCCACACCCTGCCTGCCGTGCCTAACCAGTCCTTGCCGGTCCCGAACGTGCCTTGCCTGCCCTGCCGTAACTCACCGGGCCTTTCCCCACCATACCAACCCCACCCACCCTGACTTGCCTGCCGAGCCCTTCCAGAACCTACGATCCACACCTAGACCTGCCTGCG